TGATCTCGTAGGTGCACTCCGCACCTGGCTTAATGCCCAGTGCTTCGTACTCGTCCTTCTGGATCAGGATCTCGGCCTCGCCCGCACCTGCGTTGGTGATGGTAACACCACTACCCACTTCCTTTTCGATGATGGGCGCATCACTGCTCAGGGGGGCGAGCGCAAACTTGACATCGGTGCCGGAGGTCAGCGGCATGATCGTGTTGTCCGCTCGGTGAGCGACAAACAAGATCTTCCAGTTCTCTCCGAACCGGAATTTTAGATCAGTCCTGGTCGTCATGCCACTTGCCTCATGCTTGGTCTACCGTGGACCGTGTCCGTATTATCCGTTGCCAGGCCGCTCACGTTATGCCCATCGGCACGTCCAGAACTCGCCGCGAGGTCGTCTGCGCGGCCACTACTCACCGTTTGAGCATTCGCGCGACCGCTTAGCACCACTTTCTGTGGCGGCGATCCAGCGATCTTAGGTTGCCCAATCTCTGGCGAGCCCACCACAAGGTCGTTGGCAACGATGAAGTAACCGGACTCAATCGGCGTGCCAAGGAACGGTGGAGCAACAACGATCCCAACCGCCGAGAAGATATACTTTTGACTGAGCGACGACACCCCAATAACGGGGCTGCTGACCGTGAACCCAACAGCCCCAAAGATGTGCGTCTGCTTTAGAACAGGGCTGCCAATGACTGGCGAGCTCGTGTTCAGATTGTTTGCCGCGCAGACATTACCAATTGCTGCACTGCCAATCACCGGGCTCCCAACAACGAGGTTGGCACCAGTTGTCACGTGCTTTTGGGTCAGGCTAGGCGAGCCCAATACAGGCGAGCCAACCGTAAGGCTCTGAACATTCGCGATCAGCACCGGCGTTCCAAACGTCGGGGCACCAACCGTCAGACTGTTCGATGCAAACACATGAACGAGCGTGGCGGTCGGCGTGCCAAATACAGGTGGCCCAACTGTCAAGTTGACAGCCGACATCACATGAAGCTGCGTCAGGCTCGGTGAGCCTAAGACAGGCGAACCCGCAACTAGATTGCTCGCAGGAATTACCCCTTGCTGCGTTAGCGTGGGGCTGCCAAGCACCGGCGAGCCAACCGTCAAATTGTTGGCCGAGAGGTTGTTACCGTAAATAGGTTGCCCGAGGACTGGCGAACCAACGGTCAAGCTCTGGACGTTGGCAATAAGTACAGGCGTGCCTAGAACCGGTGAGCCAACCGCTTTGCCTGTCCCAGCCAAAACATGAAGTTGCGTTAGGACAGGCGAGCCAAGAACGGGCGACCCAACGGTCAAGCTCTGCGCAACTATGCCACCCGTATCACCAAGGTCACTGTCAAACCATCCGGGCGGTTTTGTTGTGGCATCAAACCATCCAGATACCGCGTAGGTTTCTTCGTAGAAAAGCTTGCTCGCCATCAAGCACTAACCCCAGGTACCCTGCGAGACGATCGTGTTCGAACCAATCGGCCACATGCGGAAGTACGTTCCGCGCTTGACCGTTGGGGCGCCACCAGGTGCCACACTGTACTGAAATTGCGGGATGAACGTTCCACCAGCGTTGATCCGCACAATTCCGAACACATTAAGATCAGTATCTTCCGTCGCCGATGTCGAAGCAGCCTTGACGGCTGTGTTCGTTGCGGCTGTAATACGCAAGCCGTTAACCGCCGCTGCGGCATTCGCGTCACCTGTACGCCACAACACCTCGTAGTCAATCGATGTGAGTGTCGCTGTACCGCCAAACAAAAGTCCAGTAGTGTGCGAAGTCACGCCTGCTGCGCGCGTCGTAACGAGGCGACCCTCAAAGAAATAGGCAGTCGCCCCATCAACGTTGACGCCACCAGCTGTTGGAAACCATGGCTGTGCGGTGGCGACGTTCTGTCCACCAGTATCGTCGGCATCAAGACACTTAAACAACAGGCGTGCCGCTTGCGCCTTGTGTGAACCATCCGATGCATAGATGTCCCAACCAAGACCTTCAACATAAGTAAGCACCTCGCCAGCCGCGAGTGCCGCCTTGAAAAGTTCTGGTGCGGTCGTACCATCAGTGTGTATAACAGTCAGCGTGTTCGAATTTGAAGCGTGAACGTTTCTGATGTTGAGAGTCTTGACATTGCGGATCACGTTTGACGCAGGCGCAGCCACGATGTCCGTGGTCGTCGCGGTCGTGGGGTTTGTATTGGTCCGGCCTGGCGTAATTACTCCAGAAGATTGTTGTTATCTACCCAAGACGCGTGCACATCAATATCGCCCGCAGATCCCGTGACTAACTGAATTTTATCAGATGTCGAAGCGAGCAGTAGCATTAGCTATCTCCCAAAGACCGCTACCTCTTCAAGGGTCGGTCTAACGATTGCCCCAAACGCTGTCCTACGGCGACGCGGAGTACGCTTTGCAGACTGCTCCTGTGTCCGGTTACGGTCCCTCGGCTGGAACTCTTCGGGCTGGAACACTTGGGCGCTCGCCCCCGCATTCCCCCCGCCGCTGAGCGTGCCGTTGATTGAAACAACCGCAGCATAAGCCTGAATTATGTCGAGGAGGACACCCTCACCAGGGTCAGCTCGGAGGTTGATGCCGACTCCAGGAGTGAGCGTAGCACCTGGATATTGAGCAATACCAACGATCAAACAACCATCAGAAGCGGGCGTAACGGCTCCAGAGTTGATACTCGTTACGCCAGTACCTTGGCTACTATTCGAACCATTCGCAACCTGGCGTGACCCGGACTTCCTCACCCCGCTGTACTGACCTACTGCTATACGTCGGAACGTGGCGTTCCCATCAAAAGTGGCTGTTATAGTTGTGTCACCGGCGTTAGCGTTCTCAACGTACCAAAGGTTGCTCCGCTCAGAATTACTCGTAACGGTAAACGCAGCACCAGTGGCTTCTAGATACGTGTTACTGTTGCCTACAACGCCCGTCACCGCCGTAGCACCCCCTATGTCCCACGTCACTGCAACCGCCAGAAAATTGCCGGCTATGACACCCGTCAGAGTAACGGCGATGGTCGTATCACCGCCGTCCTGACCGCCCAAGGAGTTGGCATTGACGAAGGTAATAGGCAACGGCCGCTCCCTTATTAAGCCGCGTCCGCTATATGCTTCTCGAACTCAACGTTGACCTCCTTGATCACAGCTTCCCAGTCCATCATTCGGGGTTGCCGGAATATGTGCATGTTGTCGTACCACACACAACGGCTCTCCCGCAGACCCCATCGCCAGTCTGGGTCAAAGCTGAGTAGCAACCATGTTGGCACGCCGAGTGCGCCCGCGAGGTGAGCGATGGCCGTGTCCACTGTGATCACCAGGTTCAGCGACATAATCGCTGATGCAGTGTCAGCGAACGACTCAAACTGTCCATCCTGGACCAGGTTGAGGAACGGACCAAATCTGTTGGTCACCGGGCGCATGAGCTCCGGGTCTATGTCACGACTGTACGGCCGTTCGCTCCGTGGCGATCCTTGCCAACAAAACCCAATCCGCGGCGTACCGCGGCGTAACCAGGAGTCGGTCATCGTTTTGTCGGCCCTCAGGTACGGCGAGCACCGGATCTCCTGGTCCTTGGTGATACCTAGGGTCGCGGGTAGGGAGGGAAGCGAGCAGTGTTTCGAGTATGTGGGCATAGAACGACCAAGTCTGAACAAGCGGTCCGGGCCCACCAGGTGCGAGGTTTCGAAGAGCTCGTACAGTTGAGGTTGAACCTCGACAAACGAGTTCGGGGCTCGCTCCAAAGCCATCCGGATGAACCGGGCAAACATAATACTGTCCCCGAAGCCTTGCTCCGACCACAGGCAAACAACGTCCTCCGTCTCTTTCCCATCCCACGGCTCGCCGTCGCGTGGCCTCACACCGAATGTATGGGGATTGGGCTGCTGAAGCCGAAGCTCATAGCCGGGCCAACCGGATATCCAGTCACCCGCTTGGAGATCGAGCATTGCCTTCACCGCCTTCGTCGGAATATGGTCCGGGTCGAGACGGAGGTTGTAGTCCAAGGCTGCGCGCGCCTCGGACGTACGCTGTTGAAGGTTTAAGTAGTGCGCCATCTTGAACCTGGCTTCCAAATCCTTCTCATCACGCGCGAGTATGCGCGCGAAGCGTGCGGCCTCCCGTACGTACATCTGGCTGTCTGGACGGATGTCCGCAACCTCCTCCGCACCCACCACTTTGAACCCGAGCTCCTCCGGGAGCGCGAACATGTTGATTGAGATGATACCACCAAACACGTTCCGTTGGTTGAGGTGGTGGTTCAACGGATTGAACAGTGGAGGCCTGTGCCAGAACAGGCGGTAGCCATGATCCACGAGCCAGGCGATGAGCTCGCAAGAATTCTCCGGCCGGTCGTTCTCGACGTAGATAAACGGTCTGCAGGTCTTGATCGTCTCCTCGGCGCCCTTCAGGACTTCGAGCTCGTGTCCTTCGACGTCGATTTTGATGAGCTTGCACTTACGGATCTTGAGACTGTCGATGGTAACAGTTTTGACTTCAATGCCCGCCCGATCTCCGTTGATCTCAACCCGCCCAAAATTGCAGTTTCCGAGCTTGTCGAGTCCAGGTACGTACGCAGTGCCTTCCCCAGAACTGGCGGCTGCAGCAATAATGAACACATTAGTTCCAACCCCGCTCTGTCCACAGTTATCGATGAGTAGGCGTCGTAGAGTAGGATGTGGTTCCACGGCGTAAACCATCCCATCTGCACCCACCATCCTAGCTAGCGGAACCGTGATGGCACCGATGTTGGCGCCAACATCGATGACAGTGTCACCGGGTCGCACAACCTTCGCGAGCCCGGCGACTTCCTGTTCGGAGTACTCCCCATAGAGGTCAAGCGACCGCCCAACAAACTCGTCGTTCTCAATGAACGACATCCTACCGTGACGACAGTCCTTGGTCCTGACTTGCATCAGATCCCTCCCTCCGGCCCCGAGGTTTCCAAATTGTCCGCCGACAAACTATGGTGTTTGTTGGGGTCAACAACCGTAGGCTCCGGAGGCGGATTTACCTTGGCGTGCGCCGTCTTATAGGCAGCGTTCGCCTCGTCACGCGTCGCATAGTCACCAATATGGTGCACCGTGCCGGTTTGGTCAGGACATGTGACAACCCACCGACGCCGATTATGATCGTATTCGATGCCAGACATCTTTTCTCTCCCTGTTGGTCCCGCCAGCTATTACTGGTTCGGGATACGGATGTCGAACGACGTGAGCGAGAACGTGTTGCCCGACGTCACCACTTGCGCGGCAGAGATCGTGCCATGCGCGTGGAAGCGTGAGTTCGTATTGTCCGTCACCGCCCACCAACTGGCGGTGCCAGAAGTCGTGATGGTACCATCGGTTACAGCCACCGATGAGACCTTCCTCCCATTGGGAGAACCCGCCGCAGGAGACCCGAAGGCAGCACCCGCACCGAAGTTCTTGAAGCCCAAAAGGAACGTGGTAGTGGCCTGAGCGTATGTCGTGGGCTCCGACGAGCACAGGATGATGTGGGTGGACTCCAAGTCCAGGACATTAAGCCCAAGGTCCAGGACGCGGTCTTCGAGCGACGCGGCCATATGGCAGCACTCCTATATAAGGTTCAGCACGATCAGACCGCTAAGATTAGCGGTCCAGAAGCACCAGGGCCTTCGTGTCGGCCGTCCCACCATAATCGCCGTTTTGGACAACGAAGTTATCCTCCGCTGCAAATTTGGCGAACAACGATGTAACATCCGACCAATCAGAGGTGTCGAGAACCTGCACGATCCGATCTCCAGCCAGCACACCAGGCGCGTTGGTATGCCCGCCTCCGTTTTCTTTCAGTTCAACAGTCGTAAACCGCACGGCCATTATGTGCTATCTCCCGTTTCAGCGGCCTTGTTGTACTCCGCGATATAGTCCTCGATCTGCTGAATGGCCATCCGCTTACTCGTAGGCTTCTTGCCAGACAGCTTCTCACCAAGGTCGCGGAGATCGGGCCAACCCATCTCATCCTGCCAATCCTTGGCAAGCGTGGAAGGGTCAAACTTCTCTGGTTGCTGATCACCGCTGCCCACAACCGTCTGCGTTTGGGCAGCAGCACCGTCACCAGGGGGTTGCGGTGGCTCAGACTGGACGGCACCTGACCCCTTGCGCTTCGGTGGGTCAATACCGTTGTTGGCGAAGTAGGTCGCCTCCTCGGTGTTGTACCCCATCCGGATTGCCTTGTTGAACAGACCACGCACCTCGGTCACACTCTGTGACGTCAAAACCGAACGTCGTGGTGCGCGCTCACTAGCAAGCCGCGGGGTGCCAGGTGCACGTCTCTTTGCCATGTCACAACTCCCTTGACGAGATCAACAACTAGATGCGGTGGACGAACCGCACGATGCGGATGTTCTTCTGGTCGTACTTGAGCGTCCAGTTGCCCGAGGAGGCCAGTTCCGCATCGCTCGGCGTCTGCTTGGAGGGCACGCCGGAAATCGGCGTCCAAGCGATACCGCGCGGGTGGAGCACAAAGTGGCGGCGAGAGACGACGTACTCTTGGCCGCCATTCTTCAGCGGTTGACGATCGGTCTCGACCGGCACCTTGGGCGCACCTTCGCCCCAGCCAATAGCGCCAGGACCAAACAGGTACGTCTCATAGATGTCGCCCGACAACGCCGCGAGCGCGTCGTCAACGATGACCCGCTTGCCCATGAACGTGGTCATCACGATGTTGCCATCGGAGTCACGGATGGTATCGAGCAGATCGTTCTTGCCCAGCTGGGCTTCCACGGCCGAATGCATGGCCACGCCCATAATCTGGTTCTTGTGGTCGCCGAGCTTCTGCGCGGCGTCGATAAAGGACGAGCCATCGATGTTGCCCGCCTGGCCCACGACCGAAGAAACGTCATGGGTGTTGGCCGAGGCCGCTGCCATCGCACCACGCAGCGTGGAGATGAGCATGGCGTTGAATTCCTCGGACCAGTTCTGGGCGAGGCCATCGCCGACGGCACGCATCGGGTCGTCACCAGCAAGAGCAGCCGACAAGTCGGACGCGCCGTACACGAGGGCACGAGCGTGCTCGACCGCGATGTCTTGCGCGGTGTTGACCTTCTTGATGTCCAGATCAAAGCGGTCGTCCAACAGCTGAGCGCGTTGATCCAATGCCTTCCAGTACGGCATGTTGATCTGGGTACCACCGCGATTGCCGAAGGTAAGGTCTTCGACCGGAGTGATGATGCCAGCCTGGAAGAACGTGTTGATCTTCACCGATTGCTCGATGACGTACGGAGTGAAAATCGACGGGACGATAACGTCTGCGACTTTCGTTGGGGTGTCAACCATCGTAGGTTATCCACTCTCTTGAAGCGTTGTTGTTTTGTCGCGCGGCGTTTAGCACACGCGACGGTTTGGTTGCGCTGCTTGCAGCGCGCCGGACTTGCCGGTAGCTCTACTGGGCAGGCGGAAGCGTGACGCCAGCTTGCTTCGCCAGCTTCTCTGCCAATGGCCGGTTAGTCTTGAGCAACAGACCCTGCTGCGTCAAGTTGGGCTTCTTGTCGGGCCAATCGTCGCCCTTCCAAGGGTTCTTCTGGTCGGAGCCGCCAGGTTGGCGCTGCTTGCCGGGACCACCTGCGTCCGAGCCTTTAGCCGGAGGAACGAAGATCTTGCCTTCGTCCGAAGCCACCCAGGTGTTGACATACTCGCCAATCTCGAGCTCGCCCGTATCAGAGGGCACCACAGCCCGATACTCACCATCCTCCTCAACGACCTTAATGCTTGACTTCAAGAGTGCCTTGGTCGCTTTCAGGTACTCCTTCGGAATGCCAGCCTCGACGAGCGATTTGGTCAGACCCTCATCGATAAGCAAGGTACCAATAAAGATAGCCTGCTTATCGATCTTTTCCTGCAGGCCCTTGGTCTTCTTCTCATGATCGGTGGTCATATTGGCGATCTTCTGCTCGAGCATCTTCTTCGCAGCAACCGCCTCAGCCGCCTCCTTGCCGTCCTTCTTCTTGGACGGGTCGGCCTCGTACTCCTCGACGAGCCCCTTCAACCGGTTGAACTCCTCAACCGTCATCTCCTCAGGCGCGTCCGCATACTTCTCCTTCAGAGCGTTTAGCTCCGTCTGGAGGTTCTTGGCATTCGTCTGCTGACGGTTCAACGCATTGCGCAAAGCAAGCGTCTCGGGGTGCTCCTTAACACCCTCGATCCAGAGGACGTGCTTGCCGTCCTTCTCCTGGTAGAAGTCATGCAGAGCCGCATCCAATGCTTCGAACGCTTCGGGCTCCAGGATCGCTTTTAGGGCAGGCATCATACTTCTCCTTCAATACATCGACCAGCTTGTGATCGGATGGTTTGGCCTGATGCTTGTCAAGCCATTCCTGAGTGGGCTCACCCAGAAACTTCATCGTCCACCCACTCATTGAACGGGTGGTGTGCTGCAACTCGGGGTAGCGTCGCTTCCAACCTGCATGGAACATGTCACAGGACGCCCAGTCGATCTTGCGAACTATGTGTCCATGTTTTGCTTCCATGGGGATACCGACGCACACCGCAGCAAAACCTTGCTCTAGTGCCACCTTGACACCAAACAGCCCCGACGAGCCCTGCCAGTCATGGCTCCATTTGGTAACGATGTTTTGGGGCTTGTGTGCCCAAAACTCAAAGTCCGTGTTCAAACCTTTGGCCTGACGCTGACGTAGGTAGCCTTGGGCACGGTCGGGGTGAAGCAGCACCCCGAGGTCGATACGCATTGGCCAGTGGACGATCTGGTCCTTGACGGCGACCACGATATCTGGGGTGAAGAGCTTGTACGCCCTCCAGGCGTCATCCCAAACGCACTCCCCACAGCCAACTACCAACGCGATAGGCATGTTACTTCCGGAAGAGCGTGAATGTCCCTGCACCCGTCTTACGGATGCGGAAAGTGGCTGACGTGCTGAGCGGGATGCCCAGAGCGCCGACGAGCGTCCAACCAGACGCGGTCGCAACGGTGATGGCGTTGGTGCCGTTGATATTGACGATGGTCACATCCACCGCCTCGTCAACGTTCATTGGCGCACCAGCATCCATGTTCGCGCCGGTTGGCAGCGTGTAGGTCGCCGCACCACCCGGGTTGCCAGTCAATAGACCATTCAACAGATTGGCCTGCGTGAGCGTAACGGACGCGCCCGTACCAAGTGCCGTTTCGGCAAGCTGTGGGAGACGTTGCGGCGGACCAAACATACGGTCCATATAGTCGGCGTTTGCGGCTGCCTGCCGCGTTTGCTTACCCTTAGAGACCCGTGGGGCTGGCATGGTAGTAGAACTCCTCTTGATCTATGGGTGGTCAGATACCCATGCTTTTCTTACCGGAACGCGCTCCTTTGCGCACGATTGCTGCCTTGACAGTCTTACGCGCCAGCACCGCTGGCGAAACCTGTACCGCGCGGGCCATGGCCTCAGCGTTGGCGTGCATCTCGCCATCCGTGGTCATCTCGCCAGCAAGTTGTGCAGGCTTGCGCGGGTTAGTAGACTTTCGTCCGTCGTTGGCCATAGTTCGCTACCTTCCTCTTCCTACCTTTGCGCGGCGCGAGCTTGCGCCGCAATTTGGAGTATCTTGGCCCGGTCGTACGTCGGCGTCTTGCCATGAGCGAACTCCTTCGGCTCGGGTGTTCCATCCACCTGCGCAGCAACACGTGCCATCCAATAGAGCGCCAAACCTGAGCGCATCTCGTCCAACGTGAATTGCTGGCACATCAGCGAAGCCAACCAATGCTCACGATCGGGGCGCACAGGCTTCTCAATCTCGAGGTCACACCGCCCAACAGGTGCGCAGGGACTGGTGCTCGTAACGAACACTGGGACGCCGGCAACCACCGCATCCACCGCAACGTTGGAGGAGTGGGTGACCACGCACCATGCCCCATCCAGATCATCCGCCAACGCACGTTCCGACTGCTTTGGGCGCACAATGATTGGCCGCTTGGAAGCATTGCGCAACTTCTTGTGGATCGTCGCCGTCCAACGGGGCACATCGATGCCCATCGCACGCCCAAACGTCATGCCCGGTAGAGCCAGCAGGACATGCCGACCGGTGCCAGCAGCACGCCAGGGTTGCATCCGCACGATGTTGGTGCGCGACGCATCCGGTCGCTCAAGCAGGTGAGGCCACATCTGCCGATAAGTGATCCGGTAGTAACCCGTGGGCCCACCCTTCGCTGGGGCGACAAAGCCATTATCCACGTGGAAGAATGGACGGCTCTGCTCCATCGCCTCCGGGATGGTCCGTAACGACAGCCACTCCTGGCCCCAGACGACAAACGGGTTGAGATCCTTCGCTGGTGAACCGTCGAGAAGCATCGGCTTGAGGTTTGGGTACGGGTACGAACGAGACCCTGCCTCCAATGCCTGCATGATCAGCCGTGTTTTGCGGTCTCGCTCAGGCGTTACGCAGAGGTACAGGTGGTTCATAGGCTGGTTTCTTCCATCTCACTACAACGTCGCCACCGGACTCGGCAACGACCCCTGCACCCCACTTACACAGCAGACCAGTCGCCGCATTCTCATGGCGACCGTAACGCTCGGCGTTCTTCAGGTGCGCTTTTTGCTCCAAGATGATAACCGGCTGATACTTCCGGATCAACTTCTCGGCGCCGCGCACCACATCGAACTCGTATCCCTCGGTGTCGATCTTGATGAAGTCCACCGGACCGAGCTCCATGTCGTCCAACGCAACCATCTTCACCCGGTGTGTCGCCTCCTCCGCATCGGTGGCGACTTGGGAGTTGCCACCCCTATAGATCATGCGCGCAGTATCCGCTATCGAGCCAACGGCCAGCTGATGGAAGTACACGTTCCGCTGGTGCACATTCCGATGGAAGCACTCCGCGTTCTCGGGCATCGGCTCGAAGGCGTGAACCTTCTCGAAGCACTGCGCGAGCACGCGCGTCCACAACCCCACGTTGGCACCAACGTCCACCGCGGCATCAAAGTTCTGTATCTGCGGGCATGCCATCCAAAACTTACGCAGTTGGTACGTCGCCCCACCAGCAAACCGAGGCATACCGCCAGCCTTGTCAAGCTGGACAGTGAGCGCGTCCTCGTCCTCCGGGAACCAGATGCCCCACCGCTGCTTAATCTTACCAGTGTAGGATGTGGTCTCCACCGATTTCACATTCATAATAAGCTCCCCATGACTGGAGCAAATCGACCGCTGATCTAAACTTGAGCCCGTAGCGGTCCTTGGTGTCGGGCTTCTGCTCCACAATGATCACCGGGCAGTTCTGCCTGATTGTGGCCTCACCACCCCTGATCACAAACGTCTCGAACCCCTCGCAGTCCATCTTAATGAAGTCGATCGGACCCTGGAGCGCGCAACGATCCAATGTCTCCTGCTTCACCTGCCGGAGGTCACCACTCGTGAGCGGGCCGTCCGTCGGCAACACATGGGCCACAGCAGTATTGCTGCTCTTCACACGCATGGAGCAGCTACCCGCAAAGTCACCCAACGCCATTGGATAGGCGGTAATCTTCTCCGCGAACGGCACCTCCAAGTTCTTCAGGAGGCAATCAAAGTTCTCTACCAACGGCTCGAAGGCGTGGACATGCTCAAACTCACTGGCCAGCACCCAAGCCCAACACCCAACATGAGCGCCAATATCCACGGCCACTCGCTTCTGCTTGCAGAAGAACGCAGCACGAACGTATTTGTGGTATTGGTAGAGTGGCTTGCCCATCAAGTAGAACGAAGTCATTCCCATGACCAACGGGATGCCTTTGTTCTCCGCCGTGAGATCGGGCATCCACCAGCCGTTGATCATTTTCATGCCGCCACCATTGGTCGGGGGTCCGGACTACCTGCGTCCCAGATCATCGCACCGCAACCCCCTCCGCCCTTGTTTGACGCTCGCGTTCGGGAGACACATGCGGCGACGCTCCGTAGCGAGGCAAGGGCCTCAAAATCATCTCCTTGACTGCGTTGAAGACGCGATCAACCGAGATCGACCGCATGATTTCCGCGCAGTGTGGACATGCCGACACCCGACCACACGGCGGGGCATGGTGGATGTTGAAGTGGTGCGGATACCCTGTCGAGTCAGGGCTGTTAAACCCTCCAAAGATAACAACCGCGGGTGTA